TCGAGCTGCTCATGACGGAGGGCTACGAGCCGTCGAAGCAGGAGCGCACCTACTACGACGAGTGTGTTGTGTCGCTCAAGCCGAAGACGACCTCCGCTGACGACGAGGAGTGCGACGACGACTGCGAGAACTGCGGGCGCTCCGAAGACTGCGAGGACGCGTCATGAGCACCAAGAAGCCGTACGCCCTTGTCGAGTACAGCGGAGGCGGCTGCGAAACGAGCGGCTACCTCTCTGAGCCGGGTCGGATCGAAGTCTACTCACAGCACGACTCGGAGCCGTTCGTGGTCGTCCATGTGCCCAACTCAGGGGCCCGTCGCGAGGGCCTGCGGCTGGAGATGGACATCGCCACGGCATCGGAAGTCTCGCGCAAGCTGAGCCGCGAACTGACGGAGCATCGCAAGCGCGCGAAGGTGGTGCAGCCATGACGAGCCGTCGCAGGTTCTCTCTCGCTCAGACGTACCGGCTCATGGCGACGCCCCGCGCTCGGCTGCTATCGGAGCGCGAGAATCCCCTCTATGCCCCGCTCGACGCGATCGGGACGGTGGCGTCATGACCCGCCGCAAAGCGCCGAGCGCGTCCGAGGGCAAGCGGTTCGGCACGACGACGATCGCGCCGGAGAAGTCGATGTTCGACGTGCAAGGCGTGCTGACGAAGTACCGCGCCGAGGCGAGCCAGTGGACGATCATGCCGGAGTCGTACACGCTCCGCTTCCGCGTCAACGCCCGCAACTACCTCATGGCCATCCCGGTGCGCGCTGAGGATCCGCAGGAGACGCGCCGGCTGTTCCGCGTCGTGTTCTGGTACCTCGACACGATGCTGGCCGCGATGGACGCCGGACTGTTTACGCCGGAGAAGGTGTTCCTCGCGTTCCTCGAGGTGGCGCCGGACGTCACGCTCTCCGCCGTGCTGGACGACCCGCAGCGCATGAGCCAGGTACGCGCGGCTCTCGGTGGCGGACAGCTCGCGCTGGAGGCCGGACGATGAGCGCGCCGATCGAGAAGCCGCGGACCTGTTCCGAGTGCGTGTGCTTCCTCGTCCCCGCTCGCGCCGCCGGCACCAAGTCGGAGTCGTGGAACTGCAACCCCCGCGGCACGCGCTGGCACCTGACGCGGCGCCCGGACCAGGCCGCGTGCGGGTCCGTCCATGCGGTCAAGGTCACGGTCGCGGACGAGTGGCGACAGGGGACGATGACGCTGTGAAGTCCACCGTCGACCTGAGCATCCTGAACATCAGCCAGCACGCGGCTGAGCAGTACCACGAGCGCGTCAGTCCGCATGGCCCGATGCCGAAGAGCGACCCGGACGCGTACAGGGCGCGAGGACGGGCGATACGGCACCTCGCGGCACTCCTGCACTACGCGAGGCCGCTTGAGCCGATCACGGACGCTGACGGGGTCGAGGCCCATGCGTGGAAGCTCGGCCAATGCGTCGCGCTCGAACGCGGCGGCACCGTGACCACCATCTATACCGACGCCATATACCTGCGACACATGAGGGGCGACCGAACGTGAGTGTGCCGTGGATCAAGCTATGGGTGGAAGCCCGCACGGACAAGAAGCTGGACAGGCTCACAGACGCCCAACACCGCGTCTGGTTCAACCTGCTGCTGTACGCCGCCGAGCAGGACGAGCGCGGCACATTCTCCGATGACGGGTCTCTCGCGCTGGAAGTAGCCAAGGGCCGCCAGAAGGCGCTGGACGCGACGATCGACGCGCTCCGGGACCTGCACATCATCGTGGAAGCCGGTGCCGGTCGGTGGGCGTTCAAGGCGTTCGACAAGCGCCAGAATCGCAAGCCGTCCGACTCGACCGAGATGGCGCGGGAGCGAAAGCGCCGGCAGCGCGAGCGCGAAGCCGAACAGGCGCGGATTGACGCCGAGAAGGGCGATGTCACGCAGATTGAGCATGTCACGCCCCTGTCACGCCCTGTCACGCGTGACGCTGTGACATGTCACGCAGAGGGAGAGGTAGAGGTAGAGGTAGAAGAAGACCCAGATCAACCCCCCGTACCTTCAATGCTTTCTGACCTTCCACGTAAAGAGCGCGGGAGTTATCCACAGGCTGATGATCCGACCATCGCCATCGAATGCTATGTGACGAAGCTCCGGCTTGCGCTTGGCAATGATGACCGCGACCTGACCGCTGACGAAATCCTCTCGGCGAAGCGGTGGGTCCATGACTTCGGCTCACAGATGACCTGCGTCGGCATCGGGTATGCGGCCCAGGACGGCTTCATCACCAACCCGAAACGCGTCTACGGTCAGATCCGCGCGCTGGCAACGAAGACGGCGGTCACGGCATGAGCGAGCACCTCTGCTTCGTGCTGTACGGCACGAGCGACAGCGGGAAGACCAAGCGTTGGGAGGTCCGCAGTCGCAGCGATGACTCCCTGCTGGCGATCATCTCGTGGCATGGGCCGTGGAGGCGCTACGTGGTCACGCCTCAGCCTCACACGCTGTTCGACGCTTCGTGCCTCGACGAGCTCGCGACGTTCATCCGATGCCGCATGATCGACCACAAGGCGGTGACAGCATGAGCGACCCGCAGAGCATCACCGTCTACGATCCCGCGACCGGACTGCCGATGGTCACGTTCAGCGCCTCGACCGCGTCCGCGACGTGTGACCTGTACGAAGAATTCATGCGGCGCACGTCTATGGTCGCCGCCCTCGAAGCGATGACCGACGACGGGGAGCAGTCGTGAAGCTGAAGGGGAAAACTGAACAGGGAAAACCGCACGGCTGGACGATGGGAGAGATCAAGGTTTTGCGCGCCAATGGACGGCTCGGTGCCAAGGCGCTGCTGTTCATCCTCAACGAGAATCGCGCCATCACGCGGCCCGAGGTTGCGCCGCTCACGATGAGCGCGATCTACCACAAGGCGTACGATCTTCGCGTCTCGCTTCGGCGCCAGGGCTCACGGTCAGGTCGGCGCATGGCCCTTCCGGCGTCCATGCGCATCGGGGACGTGGGCAAGGCCGCGGATCTGGTCCGATCCGGGCGCATCGACATGGCCACGGTCGCACGCAACGTCATCGCTGATGCTCACGGCGAGCTCACACTCTGCCCGTCATGCAGCAAGCGACCGGCGACGGTGCGCGACACGGGACTGTGCGTCGCCTGCCACAAGGCGCTGCTGATCGAGCACCTGAACGACGCCGCGGACGCGTACGAAGTCAAGAAGCAGCAGTGGGTCGCACAGCAGCGCGTATCCAGGGCGAGACGGGCGGTGAGCGATGCCGAGGCCGAGTAGGCGCGCTCTGTTCCCGTCCTCTTGTGGGCACTGTGGCACGCGCAACGAGGACGGCGCCGCGTACTGCCCCAAGTGCGCGCCCCTGTACGGCACACGTCCTCAGACCGAGGCCGAGCGCCTGGAGAGGCAACCGCATCGCGCCGAGTACCAGACACCCGAGTATCGCGCAGCGAGGGCACGCCGCTACGTCATGGCACGTGGGCTGTGCGAGTCGTGCGGCATGAAGCTCAAGGGCAGGCTGCACCCAGACGGCGTACGGTGGGAGTACGACCACGTGCACGGGGACCTGGACGTGCACACGGGACGCGTGCGATGCCTGCCGTGTCACCACTCGAAGACGGCACAGGACAGACGAGAGAGGGCGGGACAGTGACACCCGAAGAGGAACGCCTTGCCGCGATCGACCGCGAACTCGCACGCCATGGACTGCGCATCAAGACGCACGGCTACAGGTGGACGATCGCGCTCGCGTACGCGCTGCTGCATGGCATGCGGACAGGGCACGGCAACGGCTGGCGCATCGAACTGCACGAGGGCAATCGCGTGCGGATGCACTGCCCAGGGTGCGACGCTGACGTGCTCATATCGACGGAGCGGACGCACGACTAGTCCGGCACGCAGGGTAAGACGGCCCTTTGACTGACACGGATTCCACACTCGGAACAAGAAGGATCCCGCGCTGCACGAACAGCCGGGATCGCGACCGAGACCGAGTAGGAGTCCCGATATGTCACAGCCTGAGGCAGGCGTCAGTTGTGCCCATTGCGGCGCACCGATCATGGGGAAGCAACTGCGCTACTGCTCGCCCTCGTGCAGGAACAAGGCGAAGGGCGTTCGGCAGTACGATCCCGCCAAGCGGCAGACGCGCTATCTGACCAAGGGATTCGGGACGCGCACCTGCGACGTGTGCGGCGAGACGTACACCGCAACGTATGCCGACCAGCGCACGTGTGGTCGCCTGTGTGGGCAGATCATGCGCAGGATGAACATGGGGCAGCCGCTGTCATGTGAGGTGCTCCACGGGCAGTACACGCGCCTGCCTGCTGGGTACTACGGCGAGGCGAAGGGCAGGACGTGCGAACGCTGCGGCGTTGAGGTCGGCAAGTACAAGCACCTATGCGAGGACTGCCAACCACCAGAGGTCGAGGTCAGGTGGAACCGTGTTCAGTATGCGAGGGCACGACGCGCAGGTGTCCCGTACGAATGGGTGGACAGACCTGCCGTGTACGAACGCGATCAGTGGGCGTGTCAGATCTGCGGCGATGCAATCGACAGAGACGCGCTCCCTGGGACCACGTCCGAGTCTGCGTCGATCGACCATGTCATCCCTCCGCGCAAGGGAGGACCGCACGCGATGAGCAACGTGCAGGCGTCTCACCTTTCGTGCAACGGCAAGAAAGGCGACCGTGTCATCGGCGCGGCGTAGTGGCACCGACGATACCAAGGGGGGTATGGACCCCGAATTCTTGGGGCGCGAAAGACAGCGACCCTGCATGCCAACAATAAAGACGCGCCCGAAACTGGGAGTTTCGAGGGACCGGCGCGGGAGCGACACGGAAAGGCGTTTCGGCTGACACGAAAACGATGCTGGGCGCATGGGAACCCAGCGGAAGTGTGCATGCGGCTGCGGCCGCGACCTGCCGGATGAGACCGGAGGCCGCGGCCGTCCGCGTCTCTACTGGTCGCCTGCGTGTCGGACCCGCGCGCGCCGGTCGCGCCAGCTCAATGCTCACTGGATCCCGGCGATCGACGGCGAGCTGCACGTCGCCGCGCCTGATCACGTCTCGGAACTGAGTCAGGCCGTCCTCGAGGCTGCGAACCTCGCCGGGTCCTTCCGCCGGCTGTCGATCGAGGAAGCGAATCCGCGCCTGGCCGCCGGCTGCGAGCTGACCTACACCGCGATCGCTGAGGCGCTGGCCCGCAACTTCCCCGGGTGGGACCGATGAGCCGCGGCGGGCGCACTCCTGTTCCCGACGACGAGCGCGCGGGGCACCGCGGCGGAGTCGGAGAAGGCAGCGCGATCGAAGTGCTCCCGGTTGAGCGTCGGCTCGTCACGGCGTCCCCGCCCGAGGACATGCCCCCGCTGGCCCGTGAGGTCTGGTCGATCTGTGTCACCGACATGGCCGTGCTGGGGCACCTTCGCGAGCCGGATCTCTTCCAGCTGCGCAACTACGCCGTGGAGGTGGCGATCGCCATCGAGTGCGAGGCGTCCATCCAGGAGTTCGGCGCGATGATGAAGGAGCCGATCGTCGCCTGGAGTGCTGAACTGCAGGCCGAAGAGATGGTCGGCTGGAAGCTGAAGGCGAATCCGGCGTGCAAGCTGCACCGCGAGGCGTCCAACGTCGTGCGCCTGCTCGCGGGCGAGCTCGCGCTCACTCCCCTGGCGCGCATCCGCGGCAACCTCATGCAGGCCGCTACCGCGTCGATCGCGCTCGGGATCCGTGACGACCTCGAGGCGGGCCTCGCAGCCGAGGACGCGGCGCTCGTGGTGTCTGGCAAGCCAGCCTCCAAGGCACTAAGGGCGAAGAAGTGAGCGCGGCTGGAGCGGCCATCAAGACGCGGGCTAAGTCGACGCCGCGTTCGGGCGTCAACAACGTCAGCACGGCGCGGCGCGCGCACTACCCGGACGCCGGGATGCACTTCGTCCGCCTTGTGGCAGCGTTCGCCCGGAAGCATCTCATCCACGTGGACGGCGAGCTGCCCCCGAACGGCGTTGCGTTCGAGGCGATCGAGTTCGCCGGGTTCCAACTCGAGAACATCATCAAACCAATCTTCGCGAACGTGGACAGGCGCGGGCGTCGGCTCGTCAAGAAGGTGCTCATCGGTCTGCCCCGTGACGGCGCGAAGTCCGAGATCGCGTCGGTCATCATCCTCGCGATCGCGTTCCTGTGGCCGAAGTACAAGGGCCAGTACTACTTCATCGCTCGCAACAAGGAGCAGGCGCGCGCGGTGTTCGACAAGGTCCGCACGATGGTGCTACACGACCCGATGTTGCGACGGGCGTGCGAGGTCCAGGCGGACAAGATCATCATCAAGGAGACGAAGGCGTTCTTCCAAGTGCTCCCGGGCGACGAGAAGTCCGTGCAGTCGAAGCATGCGGACGTGGTCGTGGTCGACGAGTACCACGTGCACAAGAATGATCACGTGCTGAACGCCATGACGTCCGGCATGGTTGGTAACTGGGACTCCCAGGCGCTGGTCATCGTCTTGTCGACGGCCGGACCCGTGCGCAAGGGCCCGCTGTGGGACCTCATCGCCAAGTGGAAGACGGACAAGTCCGCGCACGTCTACTGGTGCGGGGCCGACGATGGCGACGACGCGAACGACCCGAAGGTGTGGCGCAAGGCGAACCCGATGCCGTGGATCTCCGACGCCGCGCTGGTCGAGGCGCACAAGCAGCCGCCGTGGGACTTCGAGCGGTATCACCTGAACCGATTCCCGTCGACCGGCAAGATGGTGGCCTTCGACGCGAAGTCATGGGACGCGCTGTCGGGTCTGCCGGTCATCGACCCGGACACCCCGTCCTTCCTCGGCGCCGACGCGTCGTTCTCGCGCGACACGACCGCGCTGGTGCTCGATCAGGTCGACGCCGACGGCTTCCACAACTGGGTCGCGTGGATCATCAAGTCGGAAGACGGGGAGCCGATCGACCGGCAGCTGGTCATGGCGACCACGCTCGAGATCGTGCAGACGTACAACATCGAGCGCATGGCCTGCGACCCGAACTATTTCGTGCTCGAGATGCTGGAGCTCGCCAACTCCCACGGCGTGCCCGTGGAAGTCTACCGACAGACTGCCGAGAAGATGGCGCGCGCCTACGACATCATGTGGGCCGTCGTGCAGTCAGGGAGGGCGAACCACGGAGGCGCGAAGCCGCTGCGTGAGCACGTGCTGAATGCCGGGCAGGAGCCCACGGCGTACGGTCCTCGCCTCACGAAGGTTGAGGAATCAAAGAAGATCGACGCCGCAGTGGCGTGCGCGATCGTCACGGCGGTGGCCGAACTCGAGTACCAGGAAGGTGCCGCGGGCCCGCAGATCGTCGTCTTCTAGGCGCGTCGGCTGACACGTCCCGCACCATCGAGGCATGAAGCTGATCAGGTCCATGTTGCTTCGGTGGTACCTCGCCCTCCAGTCGCGAGAGACCGTCGTCGTCCACCTCAAGAGCGGGTCGTCGATTCGCGGCGTGCTCGTGGCCACGCATCGCGACGCCCTCATGCTTCGCCACGCGTCCGCCCTGTCCGCCGCCGGGTCCATCTCCATCGATGGCGAGGCCGAGATCCCGCGCGTGAATGTCGACTGGATCCAGCGTCTGCCGGAGGTGGCCTCATGAGCTTCGTCGTCTCAGAAGGCATGCCCCGCCGCGTCGGCGATGTCACTCCCGGCTTCGAGACGTGGCAGGGTCCCGGCGCCGGGTACATCGCCGGGCTCCGTGGACAGTCGACGCTCACCTACGAGCAGATCTACCGTTCGCAGCCGGCCGTCTACGCGGTCGTGAACAAGATCCTGAAGGGCCTGTCGCGCCTGCCGCTGCTCAGCTACCAGATGGGCGAAGACGGTGAGTCGCGTTCCGCGATCCGCGCCCATGCGCTGCCGAAGCTCATCAAGCGACCGTGGACGAAGCACTCCGACTGGGATCTCAAGGTCGAGATGATCTTCGACCTGCTCGTGCACGGGAAGTGCCTGGCGTGGAAGTTCCGCCCGGGCCCCGGCCAGCCACCGCGCGAGTTGTGGCCGATACCTTGGCCCGACGTCCAGCCGGTCACGGACCAGCGCGGGATCATCGGCTTCAACATCTACCTCGGCGCGGGCGTCTACTCGATCTCGCCCGATGACGCGGTCTACCTCGAGATGCCTCACGGCGTCCCTCCGCTCGAGCCGCTCAAGCGCACGCTCAGGCTCGAAGAGGGCGCGATCGACTGGCAGGAGAATTCGCTCGCCAACGGAGTGACCGCCAAGGCCGTGTTCACGACGAAGGTCAACGTCACGAACAAGCTCACGATGGACGCCCTGCGCGCCGAGCTCATGCCGCTGTACGCATCCGGACCGACCGGACGCACGCTCGCGGTCCTGGGCGAGGGCAGCGACATCAAGCCGCTGGCGGGCATCTCCGCGATCGACCTCGAGCTGATGACGCAGCGCAAGTTCTCGCGCGAGGAAGTCTGCGCCTGCTACGACGTGCAGCCGTCCATGCTCGGATTCGAGTCGACCGGGCAGCCGGCCACCTACGCGAGCGCCAAGGAGTTCGCGCGGGCGTTCTACGTCGACACGCTGGGCCCGACCGTGACGATGCTCGAGTCCGGCTTCAACGAGCAGCTCGTCTACTGCGAGCCGATGTGGGACGGCCTGTTCCTCGCCTTCGACATGTCCGCGCTCCTGCGACCGGACCCCGAAGCGCAGGCGCGTGCGGACCTCATGGACATGCAGTCGGGCACGACGACCATCAACCGGCGCATGGCCGCTCGCAACCAGCCTCCCATCGGCGACCCGGCCGATCCCAAGAACCCAGCCAACCTGCCGTGGGTCGCTGGCAACGGCTACCCGCTCGGGCTCGCTCCCGAGCATGTCCAGCCTGTGGTGGAGCCTCCCGCAGGAATGGCCGCGCTTCTCAACGCCGCGATCCTCGGCAAGTCCAGCGAACCTGAGACGAGGGGATGACGATGCTGCCCGACGTCAAGCGGTTCACCGCCGAACTGAAGGATGCGACCACCTCTGCGGACGGGAAGAACGGCCTCGCCACGATGGCCGTCTCCGTGTTCGGCAACATCGACCACTGCGGCGACCGGGTCATGCCCGGCGCCTTCACGAAGGACATCGCGGAGTGGGCCGCGTCAGGCCGTCCACAGCCGGTCGTCTGGTCGCACGACTGGGATGACCCGAAGTCCATCGTCGGCGAGACGGTGGAGCGGTCCGAGCAGCCGTTCGGTGACGGCAAGAGCGGACTGATCGTCAAGCAGCAGTACGACATCACGAAGCCGCCGGAGATGAGCCACGCGTCCCAGGTCTTCGACCTCGTCAGTCGCCGCCTCATCTACCAGGCCTCCTACGCCTACCGCATCGTCACCTTCGAGCTCGTCGACCCGGCTCCCGGCGAGACGACCCCGCGCGCCGACGGCAAGGTGCGCAACCTCATCGAGCTCAAGACGTTCGAGAACGGTCCCACGCTGCTCGGCATGAACGACCAGACGGACGTGCTCGAGGCCGCGTCGCGCGCGATCGACGGGCTGAAGGTCGGTCGCACCCTCTCGTCGACCAACGAGGGCAAGCTCACGGCTGCACACGACCTGATCGGCGAGGTGCTCTCGACGGTCGCAGACACGGACGGAGGCACGGAGATGGCATCTCGTGACACAGAGGTCAAGGCGCTCGACTTCGACGGCTCGCTTGTTGAAGACGACGCCGCCAGGGACGCGAGCTTCTCGCGCCTATGGCAGCTCGAGTACGCGTTCGAGGACACCATCTGGGACATCGCGTGCGACGAGAGCGGCGCCGACCCGGCCGCGCTCCTGGACGCCGCTGTCGACCAGTACGCCACCTCTCTCAAGGCATGGGGCCGCCTGTTCCTGGGAGTGGTCGCGGCAGACGACATCGGCGACGAGGTGGAGGAGGTCGACGGCGAGATGGTCGACATGGCCTCGCTGCGTACGGCATCCGTCAAGGCTCGTCAGGCTCGCGCGGTGGCCTTCCACGCCGCGGCCCGGAAGTCGGCCGCTGACACCGGGGCGACGATGGAAACCGGCAGGATGGTCGCGCTGATCGCGCGGACACGACACGAGGAGGAGTAAGGATATGGACCTCAAGGATCAGGCCCGCGCGATCCTCGCCCAGAAAGAGGCGAAGGTTACCGAGTCAGGCGTAGCGTGGAAGGCGTTCTCGGACGCCCGCGCCGCGGCTATCAAGGAGAACGTCGACTTCGGCAGCAACACGGCGGCGTTCGACAAGCTCGACGAGCTCGGCAAGAGCTACGACGCGGCACGCGACGCGGTCAACGACCTCGACGTCAAGTACCAGCGCGTGCTCGAGATGGCCGGCGAGGGCGAAGGCGTCCACGCTCCGGCCATGAAGTCCGCCGCCGAGGTCCTCGGCGTCGGCTCGATCGGCGATCGCCTGGTCAAGTCCGGCACCTACGCCGACCTCAAGGCGTCGGGAAGCCTCGACTCCAGCGCGCGCTTCGGCTCGACCAAGTCCGTCGAGCTCACCAGCGCCACCGAGCTCAAGACGCTGCTCTCCCTGGGCGGCACCACCGCCGCGGGGACCATCGTCCAGCCGGAGAGGCGCGACGGCATCATCCCGATCGCGCTCGCCCCGCTCACGATGCTCGACCTCGTCACGGTGTCGACCACGACCCGCGACGTCATCGAGTGGGTCCGTGAGAAGACCCGCACCAACGCCGCGGCCGAGACGGCCGAGGGCCTGCCCGCTCCGCAGTCGACGCTCGACTTCGAGATCGTCTCCGAGTCGTGCCGCGAGATCAAGCACATCATGAACGTGACCAAGACGATCATGGCCGACGCTCCCCGTCTCGTGTCGTGGGTCGACGTCTTCCTGATCGACGGCGTCAAGCGTCGCCTGCACAACCAGCTCGTGAGCGGCCTCGGCACCGGCCAGGACCTGCGCGGCCTCTACAGCATCATCGGCATCCTAACCCAGGCCAAGGGCGTCGACACGGTGCTGGACGCCATCCACAAGGCCATCACCAAGATCCGCGTCCAGAACGAGGGCGCCTACGAGCCGAAGGTCGTCGGCATCCACCCCACCGACATGGAGGCGATCCTGCTCGCGAAGGACACCCAGGGTCGGTACCTCATGGGTGGCCCGCAGGCGTCGCAGAACGTCACGGTCTGGGGCCTCAAGCCCATCGTCCACCCGGTGTTCCCGGTCGGAAAGCCGATGGTCTGCGACCCGTCCATGGCCGAACTGGTCATCCGGCTCGGCGTCTCGAGCTCCTTCTCGGACAGCAACCAGGACTACTTCGAGAAGGGCATCATCACGCTGCTCGGCACCATGCGGGCCGCGTTCGGTACCAACTTCCCGACCGCCTTCTGCGAGGTCGACACCACGGTCTAGCAGCAGGCGACAGGCACGTGACGAGGGGGCCGGGTCGCACAAGCGGCTCGGCCCCCATCGATTCCACGAGGAGGGCATGAGCCATGAGCGTCATCACCAGCGAGGCACGGCTCTACGACGTGTTCCCGAACACCGACATCGAGTTCCTTGCCGCGGTTCCGGGCAGCGAGATCGAGGAGGGCGAGTACAAGCGGCTCGTCGCCTACAACAAGAAGCGCGGCGCGGCCGTGGCGACCGTCGTGGACGCGGAGCCGTCGAAAGCGGACCTGCAGGCGCGCGCGACCTCTCTCGGCATCGAGTTCAAGGGCAACGCGAGCAAGGCCACTTTGGCCGAGCTCATCACCGCCAAGGAAGCGGCAGACGCCGCGGTCGACGACACGAAGGAGGACTAGGCCATGCAGGGCAGACTTGGACGCTGGTACGAGAGCGTCGAGCGTCGCGCGGATCTCGACCTCGCGAGCGCCGCACGTACCGCAAGCGGGACCGGAACGGCCGTCGTGGCCGAGGACATCTTCGCGATCGCCGCGAGCCTCGCGATCTCGGCGGCGTCCGGTACGACCCCGACGCTCGACGTGCGGCTGGAGACGACCGCCGACGGCGGCGCGACGTGGTACACGTGCGGCACCTTCGCACAGACGGCCATCGTCGCGTCCGAGGCGAAGATGATCGCCCCGATCGGCAGCCAGGTGCGCTGGGCGTGGACGATCGCCGGCACGACTCCCAGCTTCACGTTCGCGATCACCTGCAGCGCGAACCGCGACGACTAGGCATCGGAGGCGGCACCACTTAACGCCGCTCCATGCGCGAGGGCGGGCTCGGGGACATCCCCTGCCCGCCCTCGTCGCGTTCATCCGCTGACACCGCCGCCACGATGGGCTCAAGGCACCACGACCCGAAAGGAATCCGCCATGAGCAAGACTGACTTCGAAGAGGCCGCGGAACTGACCGCGCTGTCTGGTCTCTACGCGGGACTGATC